CAAGCCAGGTCAAACGCGCCTCACCGATCTGTTTCTCGGCCTCTGTGGCAGAGATACCCAAGAACACGTCTGCGGTGCGCACCTTGTTCCAGTCGTCACCAACGTCTGTCGCTTTAGCCGTCGCGGCCTTGGCGCCGTCACGGTTGGTCTGTGTCGCTGTTAGCATGGCGCAATTGAACTCAAAGGCGATGGCGCGCAGGTCGATATAGATAGAGCGCAGGTTGTCGATCAGATTGTCAGAGCGATATTCCGCGGCCATGATGTCTGCGTAGTCTGGAATGATCAGGTCAAGAATGATCCCTTCCGAGCGATACCCTTCGATGATCCGTGCAAGCTGACTTGGTTTCAACGTGCCGGTGGCATGTGTGCGCATCTTGAAGTGACCAGACTTTGCCTGGGCAGCCAAGACAGCCGCCTCAACCCCCTGCCAGTCAGTGTGCAGTGAACGCATCGCCGTATCTGCGAAGTTCGCATCCAAACGCTGCGCAATGATGTCCGCTGAGACCTCGAGCGAGTCCAAAAGCACGTTGTAGCCCGCCAGACATGCGTTCTTGCCAAAATCACCAAGTGACATCGACTTACCAGCTTTCGCTGGCCCCATGATAACGCTGAGCTCCTGTCGACCCCATCCGTAGTGATACAGGTTGCTGTCAATCTCCGAGTAGCCGGTTGTGATGCCATTGCGAATGATCTTGCCCGCCAGGAGATCCTGACGCTGCTGACTGCGGTTCTTGATTTCCTCGAAATAGTCGTAATCGTCGCCGTCCGAGACCAGACCCACATTGTTGGCGCGCGACATTATCTCGCCAATCTTGTCGAACTGACCCTTCTCAAGCAACGTGATGGACTGCATCATCGCGTTCTCGATCGCCTGATGTTTAGCAAACGACACGACCTTGTCACTCACGTAGGTTGGGTTGGACAGATCGGCCGTCAGAATATGCTTGAGGGAATTGATGATGTCCGGAAGCTGATCTTTGCGAATGCGGTTCGCGGCAAGTTCATCCTTGACCATCTGATTGATCATCGACCGGTCAGGAACCTGATTGTAGGTCTCGACATGCGCCTTGATAATCCGGACAACATCGCCCGTTGCTGTCTCTGTGAAATACTGCGGCAGAAGCAAGTCCTTGACCTTCTTCGCAAAGGACGTGTCGCGCATGAACAGAGCGGCGATCTTTAACTGAAATGAGGGATCGAACTCAAATTGCGCGTTTGACATGATGTCTCCTATGTAAGTGCTGACATACGCTTGGGCGCATAAATTCACATTATGCGCTCCAAAGTATGTCTTATTGTGCTTGTTTTTGAGTATAGCAAAGCGCGCTTAGGGATGCGCTAGGTATTGCTCGATTTTTTGCTGATCATCTTCGTCAGGATAGCGCGCGCGGACCTTTTCCATCGGCAACATGTCCTGTCTGATCATATGCGCCAGAAAGTAAAGAGGATCTGAACGGCGCATGGACTGCGCAAACAGCCATTCGTGATAATCATCCTGCACCTTTAGACCGTCATAGTTCTGCACCAGAAAGGCAGGATGATCCGAGGTCCAGGTGTCCGTGCCCATCAGTTCTTCCCAGCGCTGAGAAACCTTGTCGAGAACGACCGCGTGATACAGATGTTCGGGCTGTGGCATGTGACGCTGCTGCCAACGGCGCATGCGAAACGTCATGGCATTCTCGATGTAGTGCTCGTATGGCATTCCGATGCCATCCGCAAACTGACGGCCACGCCAGCACCCCGTCAGAACACGCTTCCACTTTGTCTCGCCTTTCTCAACCCCCTGAACGATACTATCCCAAGTCAAAACGCGCAGGTGCTCGGAACGCTCGCGGTCGATTTCGCGTCTGTAAATGCGTCTGTAAATTTCGCCATATGCTGCAACATAGGCCTTTGTCGCTTGAAGCGGCGTCATGAAGCGATAGTCGAACCACTTGGTGTCGCTCAACATCGCTTCATAATTGTGGAACTCCTTCTTTACGAAGGCCTGTGCGAAGAAATCATTCTCCAAAATGTGGTCAGTGCCACGCATTTCGTTGTCGAGCTGCTGCGATGTGAAATAGGTCAAGAGTGACAAGATGATGTCCTTTGTTAATCTACTTCTGTTATAGTCACACCGCAGCTGGGATGCGCTCAGTTTGAATACATTTTCACAATGTCCATGCACAAACCGGACCGGACGATGTCTTCTACGTCAAAGCCAACAGCCGATATGTCTTTGTGCCCTCTGGTCCGCTCGATCGCATCCGTCAGTCCCGATGAGGCACCGATGTCTGACTGGTCCGGGTCGCCGGAGATGATGAACTTTGAGTTTTCACCAATCCGCGTCAGAAGCATTTTCATCTGAGCCTTTGTGGCGTTCTGCATTTCGTCCGCCAAGAGCCAGGTGTTCTTGAAAGAGGCGCCACGCATGAAGCCCATCGGGCGCGGATCAATGATCTTGCGCTTCAACAGATATTCCAGATGCCCTGTGCCCAGACGTTCTTCCAGCGCCTGATAAAAAGGCTCGAGATAGGGATCGTATTTGTCCTTCATCTCGCCCGGCAGAAAGCCCAATTTCTCCCCTGCCGCCTCGACGGCTGGCCGAACCAGAATGATGTTCTCGATCAAGCCGTCGCGCAGCGCATCAGCGGCGCGACATGTCGCAAGATAGGTCTTTCCTGTGCCTGCAGGACCGTAACCATAGATCAACTTCTTCGACCGAATGGCATCATCATAGCGCGCCTGCGCATCTGTCAGTGGCTTGATAATGACGGAGCTTGGTTTCTTGCCTGCTTTTGTGATCTCCTGTTCAGGAGGTGTGGTCTCGGCAATATGAATCCTGCGCTGCGCCCGACGTGTCTGACGAGCGGCAACTTTGTGGTTCTTTTTCATGTTGGGGGTTTCCAAGCTGGGATGTGTAAAAGGACTCTAGCTCAAACTTTAGGACAGGTTAAGTCTTGACTTACTTATTCTTTAGTTTCCCCTGCGACCGCAAAACTATTTCATTGGTGCGCTTACCTACCGGTGACAAATGCCGCGGTCGCAAGGGATCTCTTATAACAGAAGAAGGTTACGCGTGCGCTCCGACTTCATGTTAAAACCAATAGCCATGACGGCCGAATGTGACTTGTATCCGCCCGAGGCGTGCTGATCACGCACAGTCAAGGCTGGCATCTGCATCCAGTAAATGCCCGGAAACTCGTCTGCTTTGATGTGATGAAGGTGGCCGGTCATAACGATGCGGTAGCGCGTGCGGCCCCAAACGTCTGGAAACTCGGCCGCGCAGAACATCGCCAGATCCTTTGGCGTGCGCTTGTCGCCGTGATGAATGAAGATAGCCACCTCGCCATGTTCAACGACAGAAAATTCAGATGAGCCCGGCGCCTCGAAGTTCATGTAGATTTTGACGCGCGGATTGTCACGGTAGCGATAATGAAGACCGATCAGAATGGTCTCCCAGTTCTGCGGATCGTGATTGCCCGGAACCGAGTAATATTCAACCACCTCATGCTTGACCAAGGCCATCTCGATGCAGGATGATATGACGCTGATTGCCTCGAAGACGGTGAAGTAATTGCGACCATCTACGTCGAGCTGGTGATTTGACCGGCGTGTAACATTGCGGTCGTCGGTCTGGTGCGTAAAGTCACCACCGTTGATAATGACGCCGCGGTAGGCATTCGGTGCGCCGGCCATAACAGAAGACATTGCCGCCTTGATACGATTACTGCCGATCTCGAGGTTCATTTCCTCACCGGATGCGCCTTTATGTGCGCGCATGCCCAGATGAGCGTCAAAGAGCGGATAGACGACCATCATTTCCGGATCTGTGATCATTGATGCGATGATCTCGGGCGCGGCTGGAACACTCTGCAATGCCTCACGCACCTGATCCAGAAACTCTTCAGGCGATCCGGCTTTCATGGGCGCCAGTTGCATCGAATATTTCTGGTCTTTGATCCACAAGGACTTCGGGATCATTTTAGAGCCGAAGTGATCCATTGCCTCGACGATCGCCGGATCAACTGTGTCTCTTTCCACATATGCGGTGTAGCGGTCTATCAGAGCCGGAACATTCTCACCTGCACGCAGGCGGTTTCGCATAATGGCCGCGTAATTGGTTACGGTCTTGGAAGACCTTTTCAGCTCTCTCGCCACGTCTTCCAAAAACGGATAGGTCTTTATGTCGTTGTAGATTTCCGCGAACCGGATGTGCTTATCTTTGGTTGATTCAGAACCGTTCATCGTAAGTAGTTCTTTCTCTTTAAGGTATAGTATATCTTACGATGAACGGTCCGGTTTAATTCCAGAACGGCGTTCTTGTAAGCCAGGGTGTTGGAACAGAAAACTTACCGAAACCGATCCGGCAGCGGTGAAACACATCGGCGTAGCTTTCATGCAAAAGAACCTCCGGCGGTGCTGCCTGAACATGCCAATTCTCAAAGACATGAAATCCAGCAAAACGAACCTCTGGGGCGCCCCAGACGTAATCGACCGGCGAGTCATTGCCGCCGCGCTCACCTTTGCGCCAGCGGATATATTCCGGGTTGCAGCTGTTGCGAAGTTTGAAGAAACTACCGGAGACATAAACCCATTCACTTGAGTTTTCATCCTGCACTGCGGTCATAAAGACTCGATCCACGACGGGAAAGTATTTCCCCTCAATGGTGCCCGGACCTATAAGCGAGATCCATCCAGCAGAAAGAACAGCAGTCCAAATATGGAAAGCGTGTTTCACAAATCTTCCTCCACTCGACGTTTCTTTCCAAAAGCGGCTTCAACGATACCAGGCGCGACAGAAACGATGCCGCGCACCAGATGCTCGCCTGTCAGAACAAGACCAATGACGACAAGGTCACGGTCCTCGACTGACAGCGTCGAGAAATTCCGAATAATCATATCCGTGCCGTAATACGCAGCGACAGCGCCAGCGATGACTCCACCGACCGCTTCTTTGCGTGTGGCGGGCCGTGGCGAGAAGAAATATTTGACAGCAGATCCAACAGCAACGGCGGCCCAGAACTTTAAGTCCTGACCCAGAATCGCAGCTTCGTTCAGGACATCCATCCAGGACTGATGACTACTCACTGCACTGTCTCCGATCTACGGGTGCGAAGGGTGCGATACCACTCGGCACAAAATTCGATGCGGCTGTTTTGCTGATCCAGACGGTTGTTCAGACGCAAGGCGGTTACTTTGAGGTTTTCACCTTCCACGACACCGCTGGTCAGCTTCTGGTCGCAATACTCCGGCAGCTCCGGAAGAGCATCCGGGGCTTCAGCGACGGCTTTGCGCGCCGCGGCTTCTGATGTTTGCGTCTGCATCTTTGTCTCACCGCAGGCGGTCAAAAAGATCAGCGTCAACAGAGCAATTAGCATTGGTTTCAATTTGCGCGGCATAGTCTGCCAGCTCCCGTTCAAACTCTTCCTGGTCAACGCCAGCCTTCGTTACTTTTTCGTCCAACTCTGCGTTGACCTCGACCACGGCTTTCAACCTGATGGCCAGAACGTTGCGCTCTGCTAAAAGTGCCGCCTTCTGGATTTCAATCGCGATCTTGTTGCGCTCTGCGTCCCTGATGTAGAGCAAGCCCGAAACAACTGCTGAGACGCACGCAGCGACGCACAGGAGCACGACCACGAGTTTTAGCTTGTCCCACATGCGCGTCACAGGTAATTGCGTCCCTTGAGCGCGGTATGAAGCGCGGCGCGTGTCATGGGTCCGGAGACGCCATCGACAGTGAGTTTGGCTTCTCTTTGAAATCCGGCGATATTTGCAGGCCCAAAACCAAGCACGACCAGAGCCAGACGATCATACCGCTCGTAACGGTCTTTCAGACCATTGAAGCCACCATTGATCCGGCGCGTAACGGCCCGGACGTCGCCGGTGTCAGCCAGATCGTTCAGGTTATTTGCGCGCCAGAACCAAATCGGCACAAGACCCTCCCAGGGATCTGTCAAAACCTTGTCGGGGTTTTTTGTAAAATCAGGTGCGCTCGGGTCAGCCCGGCGCGCCCACTCCGTAAACTTGGTGTAATTGTAACGACCGGTGATCTGGATCGGTCCGCGACCGCGAAACTTCGAGCCGTCTCCAGCGATCACATTTCCGAGATCACGGCGCCCCTCGTAGCGGCTTTGAGCGGCTGTCGGGCCCCAAATCTCACGGTCATACCGAAAGTCACCGGACTCGTGTCCGAGCTGAGAGCCGTAATGCACGAAACGGTGTGGCTTATCGAGACCAACGCGCGCACCAAACTCCTCAAGCGCAGTTGCGACCGAGTTCAAATTGCTACTTACAGGCACAGCCTTGCTGGATTTTGAAAGAAGGAGTGCGATTTTGGAAGAGTTCATGATCTCATGCCCCGTAATAAGTAAGCAGTGACTGAGGTTATACAGCACGCGGATTTATTTGTCATCCATCAAATCGGTCTATTTCGCCTTTCAGTGGTATGAACAAAGACAAAATAACCGCAGGTGGAATTTTAAGCGAGATGTGGCGCGACGGCGACATCAAAGGACGACAAAATGGTCTCAATGTTGGCGCGCGTTACGGCCTCTTCGATATCCTGAATAACCCCCATACGCAGCATCTCGAGATTGCTGGCAATGGTCTTCCATATGAATGCCATATTAACAACGACCTGCGCCACATCGAGCAGTGTCGGGGCTGTGATGCCGATCTCGGCCGCCAGAAGCGGATAGTCGCTTGCCAGGCTTGTAGCGCCCTGCGCAAGGCATTCGACCGCCTCTTCCTGCTTTGCCTTGTAGAGCATGTCCTGTCCGGGAATGACGGTGATATAGCGCATGCGCACCTTACCGATGGTCTCATTGACCTGACCGATCGCACGCAGCTTGAGCGCCGGGATGTTTTGACCAAAACTAGGCATCAGGAAATCTCCAATTTCGTCTTTACCGTCTGGTATGGAAACGGCGGCTTAATATCGAACATGTAGGTTCCGGGATCATCCAGTGTCAGTGTGCCGTCAGCGGGTCCGAATAGTTCGAGATCACCGACTTCGTTGCTCACCCAAACCTCTGTGCCGGCGGGGAGCAGGCTCAGGTCATAGGATGCGCTCGGCATCGCGGCGATCTGGGGTCTGTCGGCGCGCGCACCGTTCAGCACGTAATGCAGATCCATGTCAGCCTCGCCAACCAAGGCAAGAACATCATCCCAAACCTGCTCGAGAGGATTGGGCGCATTACCAACCTGAATAATGCGCCCCTCGGGAGTGTAATTCATAAAGGGAAGGTTTGTCTGTGACATTAGCGTTTAACTCCAAGAAGGGTCACTGTGCCCTTTGCTGCCAGCGTGCTGTCCTGACCCCACCAATCCATCTCGAAAGTGTATGTGGCTGCTGCCAGATCCATGTAAACCTGACCTGTCGCGAAGTCGCTTGCCTGATACAGCGGTTCGCGGCTGAGAATAACAGCGGAGGCATTACGGAATATCTTGATACCCCACTGTTTCGTTCCGGCGTTGAACTCCTGCTCGATGCTCCAGATCATCAGAACCTTGGCTGGCTGGCTCAGCACAAACGACGGAACGGTAACGAGCCTTCTCCATGTCGAGGAGCTCGCTCCGGTGAGCTGAGCGCCCGACAGTGAGAAAGGAACAACAACCGCGTTGCCCTCGATGGTCAACGTGTCAACAGTCGCGTTACCCAACTGCGCCTTTTGCGTAATCAGGTTTGCTGTTGTGATCAGCTGTGAGGCCGTGATCGTTCCGGTTTTGATATTAGACCCTTCGATCAGGGTCTTTCCGTATGTAGCCGACAGATCAGATCCGCCACGATAGGTGGCAAGAATGATCCGGTCAGCTCCCATAGCTGTCGATATAGATGTCGTGGTAGAAAGGGCGGTCGCGCCCATTATCCAGTAAACATACCGGATGCCACTCGACCATGTGGTGAGGCTGGCACCCACGGCTGTTGTAACCGCTGTGCCGCCGTCGTTCACCCAAGTTATGACGCCGCTATCCCAAGCCAAGGCATTTGTGAAAGGGGTATTGTGCTGAAAGTTGAAACCCACAAGGCTAAGGTTGCGAGACCCAATCTCCATCTTGTTGGCGGTAACGGTATTTGCGGAGATGTTTCCACCGTCGATCTTGGTCAGATCGCCGCCTTTGCGCCAATCAGACAGCGTTGTTGCGCCTGAAATAACGATTTTGCCAGGGTCGATCTGCGTAAACAGAGTGTTGATCCGTGCAGCAGGGTTATCCGCATTGGCCTGAATTACACCAAGCGTCTGACCGCTCACCGTGATGGTGTTGGACAGCGTCGTGCCTGCCGTGATCTTGTTGGCGCTCAGTGTGCCGCTGATCTTCGCGTCAGTGATAACGGCATCTGAAATCTGCGCCGTTCCGGTGATGACCGCCGAAGTTGTTGTAAGCTGCGAGGCTGTGATTGTGCCGGTCTTAACAGTTGATCCGTCAATGATTGTGCGGCCGAAGTCCGCGTCAAGTTTAACACCACCCTCGTATGTCGCCAGAACCACATTATTTGTGCCAAAGGCAGTTGTCTGTGATGTGGTTGTGGAAATACTGGTCGAACCCTGAACCCAGTAAAGGTAAAGAATGCCAGAGGACCAAAGTGTTCCAGAGACGTTCTGAACGATTGTTGTGCTGACCGATACACCGGCATCGTTCACATACTTGATGGTTCCGCCCGTCCAGGTGACGCGGTTTGTCGAAGGGTTATTGTGCTCGAATGTGATACCGGTCAGCGTCAGGTTGCGAGACCCGATTTCCAGCTTGTTTGCCGAGACTGTATTGGCGGAGATAGACCCACCGTCAATTTTAGTGGTGTCACCACCCCGGCGCCAATCGGAAAGTGTCGTCGATCCGGATACAAGGATCTGTCCGGGATCAATTTTGGTCGATCCGGAGTTCACAACAGAGGCTGGGTTTGCTGCGTTACCCTGCACCGTTCCCAGTGCCTGACCGTTTACGGTAATGGTATTCGCGATAGCCGTTCCCGCTGTCAGCTTGGCGGCTGTCAGTGTTGTGATCTTGGCGTCAGTAATGGTGGCGTCTTTGATCTGCGCCGAGAGTGTAATCAGTTCGCCTGTGGTCAAATGCGAAGCAACAATCGTATTGGCGAAAATCTCATCGGCGCGCACGGCGCCAGCGGCGATTTTACCGAATGTCACCGAATTGGCGAAAATCTCGTTTGCAGTTACCGCACCGGTATCGAGCTTCCCGGTCGAGATGGCATTGTCACCGATCTGCGTGCGTGTGATTTGACCAGATACGTCTGTCGCGGCCACAGCAGAGGTCCAGCTGGTTCTGAAGCGGTAAAGCACGCCGGTTGTGGATAGAACGACCGTGCGACCGGTGAAGTTACCGGTTGTTGGAAGTGTAGAGACGATCTCGACCGGTGTAATTCCAGCACCAAAGCTGTCTGGATTGATCAAACTGTTCAGATCAGTGCTGGTCAGGTTGATGACGGTCGCGCCGACGCGCGCACTCCAGCCGGACTTGTTCCCAGAAGTGTCAACGGCGCGCACCCAATAGTAGCGCGTAGTGCCCTTTGCGAGGTCGCCGCGCTGGAATGTGGTCGCTGCAGCGGTGAAGCTGGCGGTCACAGCAGTGCTAGGCGTTGTTGTGCTGGCGCTCTCGAAGATTTCGTAATGGCTGAGATCCGTGGCGGTGCTCGCGGTCCAGTTCAGCCAAATGCCATCGAAGCCAGCTTTCACTGACAGGCCTGTGACGGTGGACGGCGCGGCGTTGTCCGCTGTGGCAACAACAGAGAGCTGCGAGGTGTAGGCCGATTTCTGACCCAGCTCGTTGACAGAGCGCACCCGAGCAAAATACGTGACTCCCGAGATGCCTTCCGTCTCAAAGTAATGATCACCTACGTTAAAAACGACTTCGTTTCCGTAGGTTGTGTTGATAGCGACATCATAGGACACCGCGTTTGACGCCGCAGCCCAGTCAAAGGAAATTCGCGCCTTGCCAGGCTCGATCAGAACCGAAGAAATACTGGTTCCAGTCGGGACAGACGCGGCACCGGTTGTGAGACCGCTCGTTGTGGCGTTAACCCGAGCGCTCCAGCCTGATTTATTACCAGATGTATCAACCGCACGCACCCAGTAGTAACGCAGAACACCGGAGCCCAGACCATTGCGTGCAAAGATCGTGGCAGCAGAGGTGTATGTTGCCGCAGTTCCCGCAAGCGGTGTTGCGTTGGATGCGTTCTCGTAGATTTCGTAGAAGGCCAGATCACTGACGGCAACAGGATTCCATTCCAGCCAGATCGCATCAATGCCGGACGTGATCGCCAGTCCTGTTGGCGTTGATGGCGCGACTGTATCGGTCAGTGTCGTATGTGCAACCAAGGCAGTGTAGGCGGAAGCGTTACCGACACGGTCGATCGCGCGCACCTGGGCGCTGAAGGGCACGCCAGGAAGAACCGTCCATTCATAGCGCGCCTCGGTGGCCGTAAAACCAACAAAGTTGCCGCCATTCTCCGCAATACGGATGTCGTAGTTCAGCAGATCGGGTTCTGTTCCGGCGGTCCATGTCGCGACCAGTCGCACAGACCCGTCTGTCTTCAGACTGGATGTCAGTGCAAGACCAACAGGCGTTCCGGGAGCGTCTGTATCCGAAAGAAATGGCAGGCCCGTGCTGATCGCAAACGGGCCACTGGTGGTCAGTCCGGTGCGGCTGAAGCTGTCATACAGCCCGAACTTGACGAAATAATCTGTGGCGCCTTCACCTGTCCAGTTGAAGTAACCCCCTGCTCCTTCGAACTTTGGTGTCGTCAGTTCAGGATCAAATGTGCTTGTCGTTTCAATCCAGACCTTTGCGCCGTCCACATCTGTTTCGGACGCAGACCAGGCGACGATGACTTCGGTTGAGCTGGACGTAACAGATGGCGTCACCGCCACTGGCGGCGGGTTGCTGACAGTGATCGAGGTCGGATCAGATGTGATACCAAAGGCGTCAGTAACGGTGATCTCGAAACGCAGGGCGCGTGCCGGATCTTTCGTATGCAGCAGGTTGTCGGCCCTATTGGCGTCAAAGTCGTAGGTGAAATTCGTATCCAGAACGACCTGTTCGCGCAGCAAGGTGTTGTCGTCGTCGCGGTAAATGCGCACGGTGTTGTTGCGGTAAAGCGGCGAGAGATTATCAACGACCCCGGACGCGCCGGACTGCGAAGCGCTGGTTGTCGAGAAGTTGTTTGTCCACAAGATGCGCGCGTCGCGGCCGACAAATTCTGTGCCTGCGCTGTCTACCAGTGCAAGACCGGTAACGGTTGGTTTCTCAAGCGTGGTCACACCACCAACGGTGAACATGAGAGTGGTCGCCAGAGAACTGCGCCCCAGGAAATCTACGGTGCGCACAGAGATCGCGTGCTCGCCCGGTGTGTCCAAAGCGAGATCAGTGGAGACACCTGCAACGATCGGCATGTCGTATGTGCCGCTTGGGCCCGAAACCGAGATCCGGAAGCCCTGAACGGCGGTGTTTGCCGGTGGTGTCCATCCGACAGTTACCCGTGACTTCAGCGTCACGCCTTCCATGATAACCTGTTCGATTGCAGTCAGATTACGTGGCGGCGAGACAGGATTGTTCTTGCGCGTGTAGGAGATCGGATCAAACTGGATGCCGCTCTCGACCCGAGCATATTTCTGCGGATCGTGCTGCAATGCGGTAACAGCAACAACACCCTTTTCAACCTCGCTTGTCGTCAGCACGCGATACTTGCGCGGTGCAACATCTGTGCCGGTGATAGCAAACATCGCATTGAGCTGGGCAAATTCGTTCTCAGATACACCTGCGGAAAGGTTCAGCACGCGCCCTGTCATTGAACTGACGGATCGCGTGACAAGGGTGCCATTCATGGAGACCCAAGTGACCGTGTATGTCTCGCCAGGGGTCAGTGTGAAGTCGCCGTCGATCTCAAGCGTAGCGATGCCGCGATTAACGACACGGCCGCCAGCGCGCACTTGCGCCTTGCGTGGATCAGCGACCATAACGACATCACCGGGGGCGTATTTTACATGGTCGATACCAGCCTGATACGTGACCGTTTCTGTCTCGTTTTCCTCTGTATCGAGAATCCACTTACCATAGCGGTGCGCCGCTGAGCGCGAGTCGCACCCATCCAGCTCGACAGACTTTTCGCGCCATCCGAAGCGCGCGACCAGCTTGTCAGAGATCACCGGTTCAACAGCAGGACGGTTGAAGTCATCAGGGTTCTGGTATTTCACCAGCACCACAGAATAGCGTGCCTTTGTGGCGGTTGAGGAATAGTTGAATGCCCCGCCGATCACGTTGGCAGGCGTGACGATGGCAACAGGGTCCACTGGCATGTCTGCGGTCGCGAAGACCTGACCAAGAGACCAGAAGCCCATACCGCGGAATGTCGCGGTAATGCCCTGCAGAACCAACCAGGCTTCACGACGGCCAGAGATCACGCCGTTGTAGGTGTAGCGCGGCTCGTATGTTGGCGCACCGAAGTCATCTTTGTATCCGGTCAGCACGTTCTCGTCACAATATTGAGCGATGGTGTAGAGCGCCCACTTGTTGACCTTGCTGGCGTCCACAAAGCGCCCCAGACCGTAGCGACGGTGCGTGATCAGATCATAGAAGATCCACGCCGGGTTGTTTGACCAGGCGTTCTTGAATGTGCCGTTCCAGATGCCGGTATAGACGCGCGTCACGGGATCGTAGTTTGACGGCACCTGAATGATGCGGCCTTTCCAGCGGAAGTTGATCTGACCGACAGAGCCCGCCACATCTTCCGCATTCATCTCCATCGCGACAGCGGCGGAGTGAGGATAGGTGTATTTGCCCTCGACAAGCGCGATCATGCTCTCGAAGGTGATGTTGTTCTGCTTGCGGTCCTCGGTTTCGTCCGGTGTGATCCGGCGCACGCGAATATCCCAAGGGCCGTAACCCTCTGGCAGATTGACGCGGTAGGAGAACTGCACCGGGCTGGTGGCTTTTTCGTCCTCCAGAACCTGCCAATGCACTTCGTTCCAGGTGCCGCCTGCATTGCGCACGTCAATCGCCCACTGCACGCTATAAGGTTTGATCTCGCCGGAGTTCTCTTCCATCTGAAGCAGGGAGTTCAGACGCACAACAACCTTGACAGAGTCTACATTCGTTTCGGTGATCGTCCGAACAACAGGTCCGACAGCGATAGAAACGGGCTGCTCGACGGCAATAACAGTGCCGACAGCGTCGTGCCCTGCAAAAGCTGTGTCGTCAGGCAAGCCAATATGTTCTTCCCACAGGACGCCAGGAAAGTTGTCTTCCCCGAGGTCGTTCTGAAGAGGTGTTTGATCGCGATAGATGCCTTTTGCACCGCCCACAAGACCACCAATCGGACCTTCAGACAGAACGTAAAGAAGCCGCGCCTTGGCGTTCGACTTCAGCGTGTCCGAATAGGATTGCGTCGCGCCGCCACTCTTGCCACCACGACCGACTACACTAGCGTTCATTTCATTCTACCTAATATCAGCGTGATTACCGGAGTGGTATTTTTCGATGGCCGAGGTCGTGTCGGCATCGGCAACAACATCTTCCGCGATGTCTTCTTCAATGATGTCCAGATCGACCGAGATCAGCATGCCTGCGGAGACCACGTTTCCGTAACCAACCGGGATGCCTGATCCTTCACGCGCAACCGGAACAAGAGACGAGAACATATCGCTCCTGTCCTGCTCTTCGGCGTCAAAGGATTGTTCGGGTGCCAGCATGGAAGAGATACCTGCCAGAGCCATGCCAAGACCCAGAGAGCCCATCGCGGCGCCCCATGTCGTCGCGACCCCAAGGCTGGGGGCGATTGCAGTTGCCAGAACACCAACGGTTCCGAAACCCATCGTGAGACCGATAAGCGCAACGCCCAGAACTACCTTCAGAACGCCGCCGTTCTTACTGCCGACCATTTCTGGAACGATATGCAGCGCGCCCTTCCCCAAACGCAGAGACGTCGCCTGATCAAGATCAAGATCGAGACCTGTCTCGACTGATTGACCGCGCACCAGATGCCAATTGCTCTGACAGATGTCCGATGCAAATCCTTTGAAGTTGGCGCAGAGCGCACTGACCGCTTCGGATGCCGTTTGAACATCAAGCTGAAAGACTTCGCCGTATTTCTGGCCAAGCTCGCCGTGTAGATAAACATCACGCATCGGTCGGTCCCTCATATCTCATCCATTTGTGGGCGGCGCGCGCCCAGATACCCGCTGGTTCGCGTCGAGACAGACGACCCGGAAGGTGATGTAAAATCATGCCACCGCCGACCAGAACGCCGCCGTGATTGAGTTTCTCTGAGCGGATGGATGTCAGAAACACGTCACCGGGCTGTGCGTGATCAAGTGCTATCTCACGAAAACCCCACTTCGGCGCATTCTCCGTGTAGAGATCGTAATCCGCTTCCCACCAGCCGTCTTCGCGTGGGCAATCCTTCATAGGAACTGGCGGATAGGGCCATCCCTCGACGCCATGCTCAGACATGCCTTCTTTGCCAAGACGAAATGCGTCGCGGATCAGGGTAAAGCAGTCGGCTGCATAGTGAACAAACTGGCGGTTCAGAATAGGCTGCACCGGCAACATATCGCCCCAGGTCAGCACATCTGAAATGCGCTCATCATCCAGTGCGATCAAACCCCAAGGCAGCCCGGACTTGATCTGGCTTTCTGCGTCCGTAACAGACGGGTGCGTAGGACCGCCGGGATGTGAGTGCAGCACCATCTGAATACGACCGTGATATTTCACCATGATCTCAGCAGGGATGCGAAACGAGCAAAGCTGACACATGCAGTCAGGGTTCTTAGCTTCATGCGTGTCTACGGGGCGCGCTGTGTTCACGCAGGGCACGTATCCGTCATCAACGACGAGCCCACAGCTCTCACGGGGGTATTCATCGCGTGCGTGTCGCTTTGCAGCGTCAAAGGCTTCTTTGAGGTTCATCATATTGACCGCCCCATGCCTGGAAAGCCGCCAAATGGAAGACGCGCACCTACGCCGAAGCGATTTGTGCAGCAGGTCTTGTTACGTGCCGGACGGTCTTTCGACTTGTCAGTGGTCAGTTGATTGAACTCATCCCAGAAAGTGCCCCCTGTGTAAGGGCACTCGGCATTGGTGTAGTCAAAATCAACGCCGTTATAGGCACGGTATTGAAACAGACAGGTGTTGCGCACGGCGGCGCGACCCGGAAGCATAACGCCTTCCTGATCAATCGCCGCGGAAAGCTCCCAGGTGATGCTCTCGGGAAGATCGGCTGACTTGCGCTCGATCTTGAAAATATCCGGCCCAATGAAGGACGTGTCATCTGCCTCGGGCGCCCCATCCAGAAAGCGCGCGAAGGTGCGCACACGGGTCAGCTCGCAACCGTTCAGATCGCCATAGGTGTTTACCGCCGCCTGGATCAAACCGTCGGTGTTTGCCAAGATCAAACTGGGCTGCGGCAATGCCCCAACGCCGGTCGTCTCCATGCCCTCGAAAGAGATGTCGATGGCCGTGTAGGACGTGCCGCCAAAGACGACTGGTCCGTCAACCTCTGCTGACATTGAAAAATGCAAAACAGGTCCACCAACTGACGTGCAGTCGAGCTGGAACAGCTGGATCAGCGCGCTCGGATCGAGCTTCTGAATTTCGGAATTAATATCTGGCATGGCACCCTCTGGATGTCACGGATAATAAGTCACTTGTTACTTATAAGCAAGGGGCATCAAACCTGCAGGTTGAAGCTCTGCCGCAGCTTTGCCGTGAAGCTGAAAGGCGCCGTGCCACTGTCAGACCACTCCTTGCACGTCCATTTCAAAGGCGCGGGGTAGCTGTATGGTTGATACAGGAAAACCTTGTAGCCGCCCTGATCTTCGAAGAACTGGCGCAGCTCTTGAATTTGAACCTCGGTCAGCGCGTCCCACTTCAGAGAAACGACGGCACGAATGTGGTTCAGGCCATTTGGCATGTCCAAGCTGTAACCATCGCCAAAGCCGGATGTGATCAGGTTCACCTCTGGACTGCGCGACCCGCCCGGTGAGGGACGGATCGAAGGATTGAAGGTCGCAAGTGCCATCTCTTATCTCCGGTTCAGGACGTTGCCGGGGCGCATTGCGCTGCGAATTTCGCTTGCCACGGTGCTTTTCATCGACTGTTCGAAATGGATCGCCATGCGCTTGGCCAGATCCTCGTTCTGCTCGTTTGTTCCGGCTGATCCCGCAACACTGATCGGTGCGCTGATCTGGATGCCCTGCGCTGTGAGAGCCCCAACAGGCGCCAGTGCGGACATCTGCTCCTTGGTGAACACACCTTCGCCTTCCATTGCGATAATGGGGCGCTCACGCGGTCCCAGACCCATTCCACCAATGATGTCACCTGAGTGATACCGCGGTGCGCCGGCGAAGATCATCGGAGATGCCATTTTCGTTCTGAGACCCGAAGAGGCACCAACGATACCGCCTGAGTGCTTCATCGGAAACGGCATTTTTCCACCAGCGCCGGCACCGCCCTTGGCACCGCCGAGCTTCGCGCCGACATCGCTTGTCTTGCCGCCTGCGAAGGACGAGAACATCCACTTCACGCCCATATTGACGACATCACTCAGCATACCGTCGATAGCGGACTTCAGATCACCAGTGCCGGTAATCAGACCCGTAACACCACTTGCAAGACTGTCTGTCCACTGGGTCGATTTCTCAACCAACTGACCCTGCAAGTCGCGCCATTCACGCATCTGTCCCGCCAGCGGGTTCAGTGTGGCTTCGTATTTCTGCCGGATCGCTGCTTTCTGCTCCTCGACGAACCGAGTGATCTGAATCTCGGACTCCCCCGCCGCACGCTTCATCTGAACGGTGCGATTGACCATATCCATCTCGCGCTGCATCTCGGTGCGCGCAAGCTGCATCTTGGTCATTGTTGTATCGAGGATCTGACGCCGTGCGAGGTTGGCATCTGCGGTGCGCTCTGCTGCCTCGAGGCGCGTCTGATCCTTCAGCATGTTGGCTTTAGTATCAAGTGCCTGCTTATAGGCGGCACTGTCTTCACCATAAGCGCGTCTGACGTTGTCCAGATATTGATCAAGCTGCTCATTGAGCTTGACCATGTCATTGGTCATACCTTCGTAATCAGGATTTGCAGCGCGCGCCTGTGCTTCCGCCAACTGACGGTTGATGTCGGTGCGCTGCTTCTCAAGCTCAAGTTCTTCGCGTGTGCTGTCGGTGCGCGCCTTGCGCCGACCAGCGGCGTCACGCTCGACATCGTCCAGCTGCTGTGCGGCAGCCAGCAAGTCTTTGTAAATACCGGCGTCAATCGACCGCTCGGAACCCAGCTTACCGGTTTCGATCGCCTCGATCAGCTCACGGTAGTTCGCGCCCAGATTTTCTGTGTCCTGTGTCGCGGCTGTCTTTCCGGCTGCCAGTTTGTCGAGATACTCGTTGCGGCTTTGCGCGAACTCTCCTTCGGTGAGGCCGGTATCGACAGTCCTCATTTTGGCAAGCTGTTCGACGTAATTCCGTGTGGCTTCTTCTGCCTGCGCAATCAGGTTTGCGGAGATATTCGTGTCAAAAGGCACAGGTGCGGTCGCAGGAGTGCCCTTGGTCAGCGAATAAGCGTTCGTCGCCGCCTGGCGACGTTTATCCTCATGGGCGTAATCTTTGTGCGGACGCTCGTATTCCTTCATGAACATGGATGCCGCTTCTGCCGGTGAGGCAGCGAGGTCCATACGCGCCAGCAAAGAGGCATATTCTGTGCGCAACTCATGCACAGCAAATTTGACCTGCGCCAGTGGCTCAGCTTCATTCATACCCATTTTACCGGAGAAGTTCTTCAGGTTCGTCCAGCGGCCCTTACCCGGTGTCGGGTCGCGCCATTGCGCCAAACCAAAGGACGTGCCTTTATCTCCGAGCGCCTTGGTGTTGAAATTACTTTCGACCTTGAAGTTACCCGCCATGGCTGCCGCAACTTTATCCGTCAGACCTTCTGCCTTCAGCATTCCGATGATGGTCTGCATGGACTGTTTGCTCTCGCCGGTCATACCTGCGAAATTCGGCGTCAGTCCGCCACTGCCTTCGCCAAAGATCGAGTGCCCACCGAGCATGCCCAATGCCCCGCCCAGGCTTCTAATGGCTGTCTCAACAGTGTTGATACGTCCTACGGTCGCTTCACCAAATGTGTTCTCGCGCATCGCCGTCGCAACACGGTTCAAAGTGTCACCCTGAATGTTCAGAGTTCCGACAATATCCTTGATGACCTTGTTGACGCTGTTTGCTGGGCCCAGACCTGGGTAGAAGCCGCTATCAAGGCGCTGCTGGATCTTATCGACCTCGCTCAGCTCCTGACCGGACGCACGGCGTTCAAGCTCCATACGGCGCTCGATCTGTCTCTGGCGCGTGCGCTCGATGTCTGCCTCGATCGCGGTGCGACCTTCCATCAGCTTATCGAGAATTTCTTTCTGGCTTACGGCTTCCATCAACTCGTTGTGCAACTTGCGCACCGCATCCGTGCCCTCTTCCAGAGAGCCAAAGTCGCCCCGCTCGATGCGATACATCATCTCGGCAACAGCACCGGACGCGCCACCCAGTTCAGCTTCGAGGCTTTTCACATCGCGCAGGATATTGTTCAGCTCTACACCGCCGCGCTTCAGCTTATCATCGAGGCTTTCAATTTTAACGCCGATATCAATTCCATTTGCGGCATTCTGAAGCGCGATCATTTTCGCACGCGCCGCTTCCATCATCGCCACAACAATGTCGAGCCGGGACTGGGCCGCCAGGTTCTGAATTGGATCTGTTGATGCGTTCAGCGCCGTTTCTGTTTCACGGCGCAGCTCATCGAGAATGTCCAATTCGTCCTGAGCTGCTTTCTCACGGGAGACGTTCAGTGCTGCGTTGTAGCGCTCGTTAATCTTCAGAAGGGACTCGCCTGTCTCACTGCGCGCCGCAAGTTCCGCTTTGTGCTTCTCCTCAAGCGCGACGATTTCATCACGATAGGCACGCTTTGATGTTAGCGTGCGGTCGGAAATCTCCTCTTCGAGCAGACGTGTTGTTTCACGGTCTTCGTTTTTACCAGCGCGCTTGATCGCATCGGCTCGAAATTCCTCGATTGCGGCAATCTCGGCGTTGAGCTCCTCGAGTTCTGCTTTTGTGGTCTCGAGGCTTCTGTTGGTGCTGTCGGCGATTGCGCCCGTGCCGGCGGCCTTGGCCTGCCTCTCCAACCGTTTGACCGTCAATTCGATCAGCTTGCGCTGTTCCATCAACTGATCGACGCGCTCCTGAATGATCAGGTTAGCCTGCTCGCGAGTTTCTGTGCCGAACTCCCTCAGTTCTTCATAGGCATCCTTGACTTTATTCTTGAAAAGACCGAACTGCCCCGCCGCAATTGCAACAGCAATACCGATCGCCGCAATCCACGGTGCAAAAGCCGTAAGCAATGTGCCAACAGCACCAAGTGATAACGCACCTGCGCGTGCCGCAGCGGTCATTGTCAGTAAGGCTCCTGCCCCACTATTGGCCCGGATTGTTGCGTTCAGCATTGCAGCGGAGGCGACAGCCATCTGACCGGAGAAGGCGACCATTCCTACTTTGGTGGCCGCAAGAGCAAGTGAGATAGCACCAATACCAGCCGCAACTGACCGAAATATCAAAACAGCAATAAGAGCTTTGCCAAGCGCAGCAAGCCCATCGCGGAATTGATACAGCATCTGGATCGCAATACCGATCTTGTTCGCCAGTGAACTGAGCGTGTTTCCGATCTGGTCTGCAATCTTGAAGCCCTGAGATGACCGCAGGAAAGCGTTCAATTCACGGACAAGATCCTTCAGTGTCACATTGACGAAAGTAGAAAGACCTTCGCCTGTGGCCAACTTCTGCAGGTTTGCGTTCAACTGAGTGACCTGACCGGAGAAGGTCTGCATCATGCGCTGCGCTGTGCCACCGTAAGTGCGGTCAAGCTCGTCATAGAAGGCTGCCAGTGCGGGACCGGCCTGAACCATACCTGTGGAGATCGCGGAGACCAATTCCTGCACAGATACGGACATGGAGCGCGCCATCGTCTGCATCGCATTGGGCATGGATTCCGAGAGCTGCTGGCGCATCTCTTCCATCTGAATCACAGATTTACCAGACATTTGCTGGATGCCGAGCGTAACCCGGTGCAGCTGTTCGTCCGTGCCGCCAAAGGCCGCGATACCATCTGTCAGCGCATTCATGGCGCCCTTCATAGGGTCGATGCCGGTGGTGCGCAGTTTTACGAATGTGGTGGACAGTTCACGCAGCGAGAACGGAACCTTTGTCGCCATGTCGCGCAGATAGTTGACGTTGTCTGCGGCTTCCTTGATCGGATCAGAGGCATTGGACATGCCTTCCATCTGAAAGCGCAAGCGCTCCATGTCCGCGTTGATCTTGACGATCTGACCAACCAGACCGGAGCCTGAGCCGGTCAGTGAGTTGAACAGGATCGACAGACCGCCTGCAACAATGGAGACATCCCGCATCGTGCCAAGCAGCGTGCGATGGGAAACGTCGAGTTTGTTCGCCGATGTGACAACACCGGCGCCCGAAGACATCAGCTTTCGATAATGCGGATCAAGACGCGCAAGCTCGTTACGGAAGGACGTGAGGGACTGACCAGCGCGCAACATGCCGCTGGTGAAGGAACCGTCCGAGAGTTGAAGTTCTACGCGAATTGCTGGCATTTTGGCGGACCTAAGTCAGTGGTTACGTTATCCGCCGGACGCAAGACGCGCCTTCATGGCGCGCAGGGCATTTCGATCAAATTCAGGATCTAATTCTTCCCCTGTGATCTCATCGACCTTTATTTCCGCCGGGATGTTCTTTGGCATCCAGACATACACTTGACCTAATTGATCGGTCAGACTTTTCTGAGCCGTCACAAAGGCCTCTTCGCTGTTCACCGCACCTAGAAGATGAAGCTCAATCAGCTTCTCTTCGGCGCGCAGGCGATTGATCTGATTAAGAACGAACCAGAACCTGCGCGGCGTTAGCTTCAAGACCTGGTCAAACGAGAGGCCGTATTCCCGCATGACCTTGGCGAACATAAATCCTATGTCGTAGGATTTTAGCTCGCCTTTGGGGCGTTTCCCTCAACATCGTCTTCGGCGCCCTCTTCGGTGGATGCAATCTCACCGCCGATACCGCGGATCGCTTCTACAATCCCCTGCACCTGCGCCAGCGTCCAAACCGCGACATCTTCTTTTGTCAATGTCGGGAAAGCGTCCAGAACCATCTCGAGACCGGCTTCAAGCTCTTTGACCGGAGACGGGTTCAGACCCAGGTCTTCGATCATTTTCATCTGCTTGATCATCTTGCCAACTTCTGGCGAGCACATTTCATGACGATTGCCTTTGACGACAATAGCAAGAACGGCTTCTTCTACGAGTTCATCGAGGTTGATGACTTTGGTTGTCATGTTCTGTTCCGATTATATGGGAAAGGTTGAGGGGTCGGCATCACTGCCGACCCGATTGATTAGGCAGATGCCTTCTGGTTGCCGATCTCAAGCAGCGAGCCGTCTGCAAGGGCGTAACCCTTGAACTCGATGTTGTAGATCCGCTCCTGATTGGTGTTGTAGGAGAAGTTCAGAGCGCCAGCAGATGCGGCCTTCAGAATGACGAAGTCATCCTCACCGGATGTGCCTTTGGGACGCAGAACCAGCTTCTTACCGATTGTGCTCAGGTTGATGTTGATACCTGTCGAGACAGCAATCTTCGCGACAGTCGGGTCAACACCGCCGGTCGGGTTTGAGAAGGCGATGTTTACGCCAGCTGTCTTGGTGATGGTGACGTTACCCCAGATGCCGCGTGTCTCGGCAGTGATTGTTACGACACCAGCAGCAACAGTCGCGGTAAACCCACAAGGTGTGTCATTCACGGCAGCGGCGAAGTTGATCGCAGCAGCAGTAAAGGTTGCGCCTGGAGCCACTTCGTAAGCAGTTACAGGAGACGCCTTGAAGACGAAGTTGATCCCGTTGATGTTGACTGCATCATTCGTGGTAGGTGCAGCAACAGAGAAGGTGACTGTGCCTGTGGCCTTGACGCCATCAGAGATCAGCACGGAGCCGGGCAGAACATCAAGCAGGTTCTCCAGGGCTGTTTCGGCCATCGGCACGGTGGCTTTCACCATGCGGCCGATAATCAGTTCGCCGATTGGGGTGTCACCCAGCTGGTCGACTGTGATTTCATAAGTTGAGGTCGAGACCTCGGCAGTGACGCCGCCCTTGGTAAAACCAAGGTCGCGGCCGCCAAAAAGGGCATTACATACACCCAGTTTTACGTTTTCAGTGGACGACGGCATGTCGAATATCTCCATTCAGCTTTGAGCTATGTAAGTAATGACTTATTAAATAGCAGATAACTTGGCAAGTGGCAAGAACCAAGGTTCATCCATACTTGAGCCAAATCTGCTTCATTCCCTCCATCGCCGCGTCCTGAACCTGCATCAAGGTCTGGGCGTTGACGATCTGGATACTGTTGTCTGCCATCTTCCACGGAACCGCAGTGTCAACATACACCGCCTGCCATGCCTGCTGGAATGTCAGACCCTGCGCGATGGCGCCGTTCATCTTGGCATTCGCAAGTGTCAGCACCCGGTCGATCCGGTCCATGCTGCGCTCGCCTGCGTCGTATTCGTGAAGCCCGACCGTGACGCGCTGGGAATATAGATCCTCTGCACGCTCGGCTTTCTTGTCCGTTTGCTCTTCTTCGGCGAAGGTTCGCTTTTTGGTGAAGTAGTGAGGACCGTGAACGATCCGTGTTTCAATCAGTGGCATTATGTGTAGCTCCTTGTAAGGTCAATAGTTACAACATCTGCGATCACACCTACATCTAAGCCCTCAACAGCAAACTGTAAGTTATCGCCGTCGCAGATCCCAAGAACGAAAGTGTCGTTGCGAAACACCTCGGTCCCGTTCCACAGCCAGGAACCTGTGCTATCAACAGTGAGAATAGTCTGAGTCGCGATGGACAGATTGACCGCTTCCGCTTCAACCTGAACTTTCATATCAGGCGCACCCGAAGCTGATCCGAGAAAGACAATATCCCCGTTGTTCGTATAGGCAGTAACGTCAAGGTATTGCGGATCGTTGAAAATTCGCACAGTTCCGTTGCCAGTGTCGTAGTAATGAGTATTCCCTCTTATGTAGCGAGGTTTATGATTTTCGAAGTCGTAGTAGGGTTGCTGAGTGCCGTTTGTGGTAACTGGCGTGGGTAAAGTGTTCAATGCCGACAAGCTATCTCTGCTCGCCCCGGTATAGAATGTATAAGAAGAGGCATAAACCGCACCATCGTCTTGCAAATACGTGCTTAGTATGTATGCCCCATCGGGGCTTATTTGCGTAAACTGAAAAACGAAACTTGAGTTTACATGCTCCCTAACGATAGAGGGACTTGTCAGATTCCAAGCGGTCGGGAGAGTGATCACATAACAAGACCCTTGCGTGTCGTAACCTCGACCCAAGGCGTAATAAACTTTCGTTCCGTCTATCGACATCAGCGGAACGGATACATACTCTGCCTCATCCTCAGTAGTGGTATAATCGAAGCTATCAGCGGCTATAGAGTTGCCCAAGGACATTGTTGTAATATCATAAGGTGTTGACAGGTTTAGCTCATACAAGAGAGGGTGAGTGCCAGCACTAGCGTAAGTTGTCGCAATGATCTTAGTGCCCTCATTGTTCATCGTTCCTCTACAAGCATAGGCAAAGGAGCCGCTACTGAGGCTCCGTCCGTCAAGAGTCGTAGCTCCGCCCACTAGATTGGACGTGTTCTGTTCAACTATACTGACCAAGGTTCCGTCACCGTAAAGATGGTAAGGCGTGTCTAGCTTAACCACGCCCATGTAATGTGCGTAGGAACCTCCTGAATTAGGGGTGCCCGCGCAAGAAAAGAGCATATGCTTGCCATCGCTAGTGTAAACCATGGACCTAATTGCGTCTGCGTATGAGAAAACAGTGCCTACCCAAGCGGGTTCGTAGGCTGAGCTACTGGACCAAGCTGGGTTGTTTTGCATACTGCGACTCAACGTCGAGGCTTGCGCTAGAGTTGCTGATTTTATCGTGCCGTCTGTGTCAACTATATTGGCCGCCGTCAGCCCTAAAAACGCTGGATCTTCCGTGTAGATCCTGTCTCCAGTGGAGTTTATAGCCACTGAGTTGCTGTAATTCTTCAATACGGATCTTATGGATGCTTTTGCAGAAAGCCAGTTTGTCTGACCACCCTCCTGAGCAAAAGTGGTGCTTCTGATGAATGCGCCATTTGCGTCTGAAGCGGGCTTCCCACCTTCAAGTGTCACGTTCTGCGATGTAGCAATGACGGAAGTAAAGTCCGAGACCTGAATAACTGCATCTTGAACATCAACAGGATTGTTGGTTGCGGTAATATCCGAGCTCCCAGCAGTTGCATAGTTTGCGCCATCAAAAGCAGAGACGGACAGCGTTGCTATCTTCGGCGCAGCCCCTGCTGCGGCAATTGCGAGAAAGTTAATGGTCAGAACCGAACCGGTGCGTGTGATGCTGAAATGGGTCTCGTCGTTATTGTTCAGCGTGTAGGTATGCGCGGCGTTATAGTTTAAGATATTGACTGTTGTTGATGTGCCCTCGTTTCCACTTACTGTGGTTGCGGACAACTGCGGAGCAGGTGTTGTGGTGCCTGCTGCAAACAGGGCAGTCAGCTCTGACTGGATCTTGTTAGAGGACCAGGCCTGTGTCGCATTCGTGGCTGCATCGTTGATGACCGCGCCGCCGATCTCGACAATGCTCTCTGCGCCATCGTTCTTTTTGATGAACATCTTGCCGTCATAGGTATTGACGGCGATCTCGCCCAAATCGACATTGGTTGTCAGCGGCACTTTGCCCGGTGTGGCTGTCCGCTTGACCTTGAAGGTATTGCTCATTTGGCGCTCCGTTAATGGCTATGTAGCCGGAGTTGGAGGTGTGGTGGTGGGACTTAGAAAGTCCCACCGTCGATGACGATGTTGTCGATTGAGCCGCCGGTGATCGCGACAGCGTTGGCGCTCTGCGTTGCGATAGACCCAAGACCAAGGTTGCTCCGGGCTGTGACCGCGTTTGTCAGATCCGAAAGGTTGCTGGCTTTTACCAGTTTTTCAGAGATCGAGTTCGTGACGGTTGTCGCGAAGTTCGGATCATCACCAATGGCAGCAGCCAGCTCGTTCAGCGTATCCAGAGCAGTCGGCGCCGCCTCAATCAGAGCCGCCACAACGGCCTTCACGTAGGCTGTGGTCGCGATCTTCGTTGAGTTGTCAGTCGATGCCTGTGTTGGCGCCGTTGCGACACCTGTCAGCGCAGGACCAGCAAGAGGCGCCTTTGCATCCAGTGCCACCTGAAGACCAGTGGTCTCGGAGATGGCATGCGTGTGTGCGGAAGGTGTAAATGTGGAAGGTTTGCCTGTGATACCAGACCAAGGTGCCGCTTCGGCGACCTCTGCGAGATCAACCTTGCCGTTGTTTGTGCTGTCGTATGTGACCTTCAGCATGTCACCGGCACCAAAGCCCGCCAAAGCGGTTACAACATAAGCTGTGGTAGCGACTTGCGTGGTGTTGGTATTTGCAACAGCCGTTGGCGCCGTAGGAACACCTGTCAGTGCAGGGCTCGCGAGAGGTGCCTTTGCGTCGATTGCAGCCTGAAGACCTGTGACGTTAGCGATGCTGTGGGTATGTGAAGACGCTGCTTTGCCGTCCAATGCCGTCTGAAGACCTGTGACGTTGGCGATCGCATGCGTGTGCGCGGTCGCGGACTTACCGTTCAGTTCCGTCTGAAGGCCTGTTACGTCGGCGATTAAATGCGCATGACCTGTCGCGGACTTGCCATCAATGGCCGCCTGTAAACCCGTAACATCGGCAATCGCATGACCGTGACCCGTCGCGCTCTTACCATCCAAAGTCGTCTGAAGGTTGGTGACATTCGCAATCGTGTGCGTGTGTGCTGTGGGTGCTTTACCGTCCAGTGCCGTCTGAAGACCTGTGACATCAGAGACGGCGTGCGCGTGCGATGTTGCCGCTTTTGTTCCAAGCAAGGTATCAAGCTGGGACTTGCGCACAAGATCGGTCGACCCGGAAGCGTCTTGAGATGCTTTCGGAACCGTCGAGAATGTCTTGGCACCGGCAACCGTCTGGCTGGATGTCAAATTGACAAAAGCACCAGAGCCACCAACGGGCACAATGGAAGTGGCTACACCGCCGCCATCATCGCCCTTACCGGCATAGATGATGTCGTCCACCATGTTGTATGCCGGTTCACCAGATTTAAGCGACGCCGGAGATCCGGCGGCACCTGTGACGCGACGCTTGAAGCGAATTTCGTTACTCATTTAGGCCTCCTAAAAATGACCGCCGTCGAGGATTGAATGTTCGTGGCTATCGTCAATGACAGTTGCCTCGAGAGTGACATCCGAATTTCCGTCAAAGGCGACTGAGCCTGAGACATCACCGGACAGTGAGATAATACGCGCGGTAACAAGACCGCCTGGGTCGCCCTTGTCGCCTTTTGGACCGATAAAGAACGGCAGCAATCTGAGACGAACCTCGTCATCGCGCTCGCCAAGAGCCAAGACACCCGAGCCGAAGTCTGATGTCAGCGTTGCGCTGGATACCAGATCGGGCTTGAGGTTGATCTGACTTGCAAAGGTGCTCATTCCACCACCTCGAAATGCGCGGCTTTTGTCGAAACGCTTTCGCCTGAAGGTGATGTGAATTTCAAGGTCAGCTCGGCCTGACCAAAAGGCCAACGATTGGTGTTGTTCGTGCTCAATCGCACCGTGACCCCTGCTTCGATCCATGTCGCGGGAACTGAAACATCGTCACCTTCATCCACAAAGCGCACCCGCCCGCTGACCCTCCATGTAGAGAGGTCAAGCGGTTCACCCTCTGCGTTCTTTACAGAGACCGGACCCGACACCGAGAAGGTATCGCCCTGGGCAAACTCATAGGACATTGGAAAAACCTAAGTAAGGACTGACGTAACCTAACAGACAGTCGAGTTTCATTCAAGCATTTCGACAGAGAAGACGGTGTCGAAATGCTGGCTCGCCTCAAAGTAATTGCTTTCCAGCCGCGGAAACACGATCGGAAGTGTGTCCGGGAAGAAACGATCAATGATCACCCTGCCCCTGTTGGTGTTTGCAGGGTGTATCTCGCGAACCTCGGACTGCAACAATTTCTGCACCTGGATCGCCAGTGTCTCTGTGTTAACAGCCGTATCTGCCCGACAGATGATCTGAATGCGCGTGGCGTGACGGCTGGGGATATACGGATCAATGGCGATGCCGATCAACGGCACACGCAGCTCGACGCCATATTCGATACCTGATGGCATTGTGCCGATGAAAACAGTGCGACCACCGATGAAGCCAGCCGCGGCGAGTTTCTCCACAAGAATGTCAAAGATCATCTGCCAATACTCCCACGATGAATGATGTTTGTGACCGCCTCGACGATGTTGCGCTGCAAGGGCGCCTCTTCTTCTTCCGCGGCGCGCGTCAGAAACCCCTCACCAATGTAGATGCCGGGATTGGCCGATCGCTTACGCAGTGTATTCTTTCCGGGGTTCATAGCCTCGTAGCGCTCATGGATGATCGCGGCATACTGGTTGAGATCCACGATGCGCTTTCCGTATTTGATGACCGTCATATCACCCACCACAATGTCGATCTCCAGGCGACCGCGGTCGCCGTAGGTCTTCTCGATGCGAATGGAGTTCTTCAGACTACCTTCGTCTTCAGGAACATAAAGCCGAGCACGTTTAACGATCCGATCTGCAGACCGCTTCATCTGTCCGCGAGCTGTATCAGGAACACCTGTTCCGACACTGCGCAGCATGTTGCGCACCGCATTCAAACCCGTGATCTTCAGGGCACCCCTCATGACGGCAGCAGTTCGATGTCGATCTCGTAATGATCAAGTCGACCCAAGACGCTATACCGATCATGCTTTGACATAACAGAGAAGCGACGGCCGCCGAACTCAAACCTGTCGCCTATTCTGATGCCATCTGCAACGAAAACCGCGACCAGGATCTTGCCCATCGG